ATATTATCGATTTTTATCTAACAATCTTGACTTTGTGAAACGATCAAACATATTTATTGATGAAAGATACAGGATGCCCTATTCTGTAGAAGAAGAAATGCTTATGTTGACATACATCTAATACTATAGTATAATTAGTATATGAATTCCGCCTTAGTTGACACAAACTCCAAAACAGAACTTAACTCTACTCACAGGTGTGATCAGTGTGGAGCAAGAGCCCTAGTTTTAGTAAAAGGAGAAATTGGAGACCTAATGTTTTGTTCTCATCATTATAACAAAATTATGGATAATGCTGTTGGGTATGACAAAATGATGAAATTTGCAAAAGAAATTTTAGACAAGAGGTATATTCTTGAGACAAATCAGGATTTAGAAGAAGCAATAAAAAGATAATGCACAAAAACAATGATGAGATTGTGCAAGAAATGATAGAGGCTGGGGCGCTTGAACTTGAAGGGATAGATTCAGAAAGCGGAGAATTTTTATATAAAATTACAGATAAAATGAAAGACATAAACAAAGCCCTTTATGACGAACATTTAAACATGATTTATGCAGACACTATGTATTTTTGGGAAAGAGGGTTTTTGGATATTAGTGATTTTGGCAGTTCAAATCCAATGATTTCTCTTACTTCTAAGGCTTTTGATGCTCAAGCCATATCAAAATTATCAATAGAAAAAGCAGAACTTTTTGCTAAGATAAAGGATGCCTTAAAAGAAAGTAAAAGATGATATAATCTTAATATGTATAAAATTATTGAAAACGTTTTTTCAGAAACAGAAATTGATTATTTTAAGTTAATGGTTAAACAAAAAGAAATTCTAAAACTTGTTTATATTCGTCCAGATACTGGAAGACTTGCTATCAACCTGACCTCAATAAAGCCAGAAATAATTGCCAGGATCCAGGGAATTATTAAAAATATTTATGGCAAAGATTATGAAATTAAAGATGTTGGATTTAACAGATATAAATTAGAGTATGGTCTTCCAAATTTAATACCACATGTAGACAACAACAAAGCCCAAGTTGTGTTTAACTATCAACTTGAGTCAAATAAAAAGTGGGGTCTTGTTATTGAAGGAGATCCTATAATTTTAAATGATAACGATGCTGTTGTTTTTGAAGGAGAAAAGGATGTTCATTGGAGAAATCCCGTGCATTTTAAATCAAATGAGTATATATCGATGCTTAACTTTAATGCCGTTGACAAACATCATTGGAGCAATTTCACAAAAATAGACCCAATTGGGCCAGAAGAATTACGAAAAAATCAAATAAGCATTGTAGAAAAATGGTATAACCATTACCCTTATGAAGGGGTAAACCTTTAAGTAGCGCATCAATTCTAAATTAGTGATATACTGGAATTATGCCAAGTCTTAAAGAAGGAAATTTTGTTATGGGTCAAACGTCCGAAACTATTAGATATACATTGGGAGAGTAGACTGTGTCTTCTGGTAAATATAATAGGCACGATGGTTTTAATCCTGTTCAAATCAAAGATGGAAAAATTGTTAGACTTCGTAAAGATGGAACAATCAAGGCAGTATTAGGAGAAATGGGCAAAGATGGCAAAGCAAAAAAACCTCGAATCAACTAAAAAAACTTTAATAAAAACACTAAGTTGGGAAACATTTCATCTTGTTGGTGTTGCTGGAGTAATTTACTTATTTACTGGCGAATGGGAATATGCTAGTCTGGGAGCGTTAATTTATATTGCATGGGAGTCAATCGGATATTTTATTCATGAAAGAATCTGGGCAAAATTCGGTAGAAAAATCAAATAGTATGTCCCAAATTACCAAAGACTCTATACTTTTTGCTAAAAAAAATAACAAAGTTTTATTGTGCCCAAATTTTTGGGAGCAGGTTCCTGATTGGTCAGATATTTTTAATATTTTTAAGTTAGCAAATAAAAAAAATGGCGTTCATTTTAATTCTTTCGGCACTTGCACTATTGATAAATCAGAACAATATTCAGATATTTTTGATAGTTTTATAGATAAACTTTCTTTGATTCACCCTGGAAAAAAAATAGCAGTTTTTTCAATTATTCATTTTATAACTAAGCATGATAATACTATTAAAGATGAAGTAGCCAAAATTTTTAAAGAAGATTTTATTAATAAAAACCCACATCCTATGCCAAACCCTTTGCCTCCAAAAGAAGCATTTGAGCCTACAATTCATTCTGATGCAGTTGATGGATTTTTTACTCAATTTGCAGGCTCAACCCTTTGGAGAGTGTACGATAATAATAATTTAGAACAAGAGAGTTATACATTAAATTCGGGCGATCTTATTTTTATTCCAAAAAATTTAAAGCATAGCGTAGAGTCTCTGTGCCCAAGAAATGCAATATCCATATCCTTTTCTGACTAAATGATATACTGAGGTTATTATGGAATACTTTGTGGCTATAGGCTTGACATCTATCGTTTTTTCCTTTATAATATATATAGGAATTAAGACTAATAAAGTCTTGACAAAAGCAAAAACTTTTGGCGGGATTCGGCATAGGCAAAGCACTTTGCATAATGCTGTTAGATTAATTTTACCAACTAATGAAGACATAATTAAAAACATAATTATGAACAGGGAAAGGTCACCACAAACAAAGCAGTCTAGTCAAAAGTATAATCCAGAACGTATCAAGGTTGTTGTTATTGACAGTAAGGCGTATTGGATTCAAGACAATACGTTTTATGAAACAACAATAACTGATAGTGGAGAAATAAATCAGTCACTAGCAAAACCAGTCGATACAAGTAATATGGGTACAGAAGAAATTGACAAACTGATGAAAATTGTTGATGATTTAAGGAGTGTAGAAGATAATGATGGTAGTAATACAGGGGACTAACGAGTTTAAAGAGTACTCGGTTTTTTTGCGTGCCATGGGTGTTGTTTTATCTAACATGAAACCAGAAGACAAAGAGTTAGCCCTTTACGTTGTAGGATCTAGAAATAGCAAAATACAAGAATTTGCTATGGAGTTTTGCAATCTTTCTGAAAGAGGGATGAAAGGAAGAGGCAAAAAAATTCAAATGCATCAAACAACAGATTCTTGGGTTGGGACATATTTGTCACAAATGAATTACTTTGCATTTTTTAGCAATACAAAACAACCAATATCGGTATTGGCAAAAAAAGCCAAAGACCAAGGAGTAGAACTGGGAACATTCCAGTACTAAAGGAGAGATATGTTAATTAAAAAACTAGAAGAAGCCGAGCAAATTGTTAAATCTAATAAAGATTTAAGATGGTCTGGCTGGGATATAATTTCAAGAGAAATTACAGTTAATGGATTTAGTCATAAATCTGGATCATTTCTTAATAACCGCTGGGGTATCGATAGGCGCTACCCAATAACAGAAAATGGCTGGTACTTGCCAAACAATTTGGGAGTAAAAAAATGATAAATTATCAACCATATCAAAACTATTTTGATGTTTTAGGAAAAAATAAAGACAACATTGTGATAATTAATAATTTTATTAACGATGAAGATTTATTGGCCATCAATAATTATCTTGATTTGTACAAAGATAATGATGAATTTATGGGCGGAAAAGATTTAAGAGAAGATAAAGTTAAAAAAGAAAATCCGAAAGTTGCAGAAATTCTTGATAAATATGAGAAAAAAATATATGAAAAAGTAAATGAACTTTTTACTGAAAAATATAAAATTCCTATTATTAGAAAACCAGTCAACTCTACGCATTTTGTTAAATGGATCCCTGGGATGAATTCTAAATTGCACTGCGATTGTGAAAAACCAGACGGTACTCCAGCATTTGCTGCAGATTTTTATACTTACAATGTAGCAGTTTTAATGTATCCAAATGACAACTACACTGGGGGAGAAATTACTTTTCCGGACTATGACTTAGTTTTGAAACCAAAGCCAGGAGATATGATTATGTTTCCAGGGAACAATGCATACAAGCATACAGTTCAGAGGGTAGAAAGTGGAACTAGATACACCATGCCATCTTGGTATGCTTTTGATGTTAATGAGTCGACAAATAACGAATCTAAAAAATATTCATATTTAGATTCTGTTCAACTTTGGGAAGGTCTGCCAGATTTTGACAAAATAGACCCAGTTGGTATTGATGTTAGGAATTATAATGAAGGATCATAAATGGAAAGATTCTGCTTTATGTTTAGGGCAACCAACTACTGTTTTTTTTGAGCAATACGAAGAGGGCAGTTTAGATTATAAAAATGGGATAGATCAATTTTGTTTAAATTGTCCAGTATTAAAAAAATGTTTTGCCGTAGGAGTATCTGGTAAAGAATATGGCCTTTGGGGCGGAATATATTTAGAAGAAGGGGAGCCATCAAAAGAATTTAATTCTCATAAAACAAAAGAAAAGTGGTCAAATCATTGGAAAGCATTGACAATGGATAAAGACTTATAATGTATACAGATAGTATGCGTAAGGCCTTTAGGTCTATTAGAGCACCTAAGAATTTTAGTGTTGATCTTGTAGATAACGAACATTTTTTAGTTATTCGTGCCGATGAAAAGGCTTTTATTAGACTAGGGCATGACGATAAAATAGAAGCAGTGCAATATATGATAAAAGTAAAAAAAGCATTAGAAGAAAACGGTGCTGTTGTTTTGTTAACACGAAAGGCTGTAAAGTAAACATGGTTGATTTACGTGGAACTCCTACGCATGTTTGTGTATGTGGTTCTAAGGTTTGGAACATAAAGGCAATGTTTGAAGATGGAGCAATTGCTCTATATTTTTTAGATATGAAGTGTGCTGACTGCGGATCTTTAGCAACAGCCCCTACTCAAATTGATGGAGGAGAGTTATAAAATGTCAAGAATACCAGTGCCCCCTGCATCTTCTGATGACTTTGTTTTGTTGGATGATCAAATAGATTGTGCCTATTTAATTGATCAAGACAAACTAAATTTTGCAAAAATATATTCGTCTAGAGAAGAATACATTAAGACTCTTCCTTTTGGTTTAAAATATATGGAAGTGGGGGTGGCCTGGGGATATTACGCTGAATTGGTGGCTAAACAAAAAAGCCCAGAATGCATACACCTGGTGGACTATTTTGATCAAGACCTAAAATGTTGGTCTTGGAGAAAATTTGGGGAGTGTAAGTGTTCGGGGAAAAAACATGAACTACTATACACCCCAGAAACACATGAAAAATATATAATTGATAAATTTAATAAATATAACAACGTAAAAACTTTTAAAGGGGACAGTAAAGAAATTTTAAAAAATATTTTGTATAAATATGACTATATATATTTAGACATAACTAACGATAGAAAAGACATAAGGCCTACCCTTCAAGCAGCCTCCTTATTAGTCAAAGATGGAGGAATCATTGGCCTCAATGATTATTTAATTTATGATGGAATAATTGAAGACAAGCCATACGCAACATTTCAGGTAGTAAATGAATTTTTACGCTATAATAGTAATTGGAGCGTTGATGCAATAGCATTACATGCTCTAGGGTTTTATGATATATATATAAAAAAGGACTGCTAATGACAGATAACGATATTCCAAAACATATTTCATCTTCTCCTGTTACAGAAGACTATATATTTACTGACCCAAATAATATTTTTATGGATTTATTTAAGAATGAATTTGATACAACCTGGATGATTAATACCGAACAAAAAATATTTAGCATAATTGAGCCAGAAAACAAAGTTAATGCTGACGATGACGGATTGGTTATTTATAATTATAACAAACAAAAGTTTAGATCTGATGACTTTACTAATGTTCACAATGGGAAGCATATTCTTTTTTCTGGATGCTCAGAAACAGAGGGCGTTGGTGGAAACATAGAGGACGCTTGGTCTAAAATCTTGTATGATCGTTTATCTAAAGAAGAAAAATGTTCTGGATTTTTTAATTTAGCAAGATCTGGTTGGGGTTGGTCAAGAATTATAACAAATGCCTTAGTTTATTTTAAAAAGTATGGGTACCCTGATGCCTATTTTATTATGTTGCCAAATCATCAAAGAAAGTTTCTTTATTCTGGCGACAAACATCCGTGGGCATATTGGCAAAAATACCCAAAAGTCTACAACATGGAAAATCCTGAAAAAGGCAAGGGTCCCGACTGGGCAACAGAGCCTAAAGAACATCTAGAAGATTTTGTTTATTTTTTGATTTCTTGGAAAATTTTTAGCGAATTATGTATACAAAAAAATATTAAATTAATATTTTCTTCTTGGGACTCTATAGACAAAGAAAGCATATCTAGGCTATCAACATTTGACAATTTTGTTAATATTAAAAACGATAAGATTGAAAATTATTCTAAGATATATTATAAAAACCATGAAATAAAAGCAGATGACTACAAGAAAAGAGACAATCATGCTGGAAGGGTTCTTCACAATTTTTGGGCCAATGAATTTTATAACAAATACCAAGAATTAGGAAAATAATATGATAAATAAAATAAAAAGATATATAAAACTTAAAATACAAATAAGAAAAATTAAAAAACAAATAAACAAGCCACGAACCTTTATATATTAATATTGACAAATCATTGATTTGATACTATACTTTATATATGACAAAAATAAAAATAATCCTAACTGCTTTATTAATTTCTACTGCCTCTCCAGCACACTCTATGGAGAATGCTCCTGATGCACTAGATGATGGAAGAACAGTCCCGCTTATAGTTGAAAATAGTGGCAAAAATTGTACTGGATTTTTATATTCTGAAAAAATTGTTTTAACTGCAGGGCATTGTATATTTGACCGATACACACAAAATTTATGGAAACAGCAGTATATAGGAAAACCAGGTATTCCTTACGTGCCAGGGACCAAGGACTATGAAATATTTCCTATAGAAAAAACTTTTTCAAATTGGAAAATTAAAACAGAAAAAGATTATTCAGATGCCGATGATTTTGCTGTTTTAGTTTTAAAAAATAAAATTTCAGTTCCTGGAAAAGCATATATTGCTACAAAAGAACAGGTGGACAATTATATAAAAAACAAAGCCATGGTTACAACAATTGGCTATGGTATGCAAAGCAAAGAACATAAACAAAACGATCTTACAAAGCCAAAGTATGCACAATTTCCACTAGTTTCAAATGAAAGAATTAGCGCTGTAAAATCTGAAGTTTATAATTATAGTGGAGTTGGTCACTATGGAATGAAAATTCATGTACTTCAAGTTCCTGGAGGGCCAAGCACCTGTTCTGGTGATTCAGGGTCGCCATTTTATATAAAAGATGGAGAAAATTTTATCTATTTGGGGCCATTATCTTGGGGTTTTGGTGGAATTCCAAATTGTAGTGGTAGCGGATGGAAAACAAACGAAATGAATATGGGATCTGTTGCTGCATACGATTATTTATCTTTAATTAAAGAAGCAGAGGATTATGTTGCCAAGCAAAATATGGTAGTTATCCCAACACCAACCGCCTCTCCATTAACCAAAAAACCAATTATTAAAATAACAATAAAATGTTATAAAGGAAAAGAAATAAAGAAAATATATGGAATTAATCCTAAATGTCCGAAAGGATATAAAGTAAAGGTTTAGGGTTGATGGTGCTATAATAGAAGTACCCTTTAAACGGGGGAATAAAAATATATAAAAAGGAGAAACATGTCAAACATTGACACTAAACAATTAAAGGCTATGGGAGCATCCTATGGTCGATCAGTATTAGGTGCAGGACTTGCCCTGTACATGTCTGGGATTACAGATCCAAAAGATCTATGGGCTGCTTTAGTGGCTGCCGTTGCACCCGTTCTATTACGTGCAATAAATCCTGGAGATCCAGCATTTGGTCTATTGCCAACTGTTGAGTCCGTAGACAAGGCTTTAAAGGCTGCTAAGGCCCCTGTAAAGAAGGCTGCTGCAAAGAAAAAGAAGTAGGTTTAATCTAAAATTGGCCATACAGGAATGTGTGGCCTTTTTTATTTAATGATATAATAAAAATATGTATAAGATAATTAATAGTTTTTTTAATGAAGAAGAAATAAATATTATATTAAACACTATTAAAGAAACAGAAGATTCTGGTGCTGGACAAATATACAGACAGACAGGAAGAAAGTTAATTGGTTTAGATAATCTAAATAAAAATATTATTGATAAGGTTGAGGCCTACGTTAACAACACATACAATAAAAAGTTAATAGTAAAAGATATTGGTTTTATGAGGTTTAAAAAAGAATATGGAACCCCAAAACTATTACCACATAAAGATGACTACGCTTGCGAAGTAGTATTTGATTATCAAGTTAAAACTAATAAAAAATGGGATTTGTTTATTGAAGGAGAAAGAATAGAGTTATTAGATAATGACGCAGTTTGTTTTGAAGGAGAGGAAGAAGCCCATTGGAGAGAAAAAGTGTTGTTTAGTGATGATGAGTTTGTAGAAATGATTTGTTTTAATTGTATTGGCGAAAATCATTGGAGACATTTATCTACAACAAATCCTTTAAATGAAATTGAGCAAGCAAAAAAAACAAAACAAACTTTTAAAGATTGGTCTTATATATATTCTGGTTGATTTGGATATCCAGAAATTTTTACAAATACATTAATTGCATATCTAAAATCGCTTGCTGGCATTATCCCGTGCCTGTTGTACCAATTTCCTGGAAAAGACACCAACATTCCTGGTTCTGGTTTAATTTTAAAATCATGCTCAGGAAAATATAATTCTCCGCCATCGTAATCATCATTTAAATATAGCAAATTTGATATGTGCCCACTCCAATCATATTTAATATTATTTTCAAAATCAGTTAATATATCGCTATGAATATTAGTTGCAAAGTAAGGCAGTCTACCATTTAAATAACTACTTTTAATGTTATATGTATTTGCGTCATCATCGTGTTCTAGTTTTAATTTAAATAAATCTTCTGAAATATTTTTAATTTTTTCTTTATATTCTAATATTAAATTTTTAGCAATAGGAATATTTTTTTCATCAATTTTATCCTTTCTATAAAAAAAATTACATAATTCATTTATGACGGCAAGATCATCTTTAGGCATAAAATTTTTTACAATTTTAATTGTATCCTTATTAGTTCCCAAAAAAATAGTTGCTTTATCTTTTATTTTATCCTCACCTTTAGTTGAGTCAGTAAATATTTTTTTAGGATCTGCTGTAGCAATATTTTCTACTTTAAAATATTCACTTATTACTGGTTTTTGCAAACTGTCAGACTCCGATTCTATAATTTCATTTTTAAAATCACTAAATCTAGTCCATAACGAAAGAGTAAACCTTGTTGCCCCAGTAGTTTGTGTGACTCCATGAAGAAAATGTAAATTTCCAGGAAAACATACAAACATTCCTGGTTCAGGAACAATTTCGACTCCTTGATCTGGAAAATATAAAACTCCCCCATCGTAATCTTTGTTTAAATAACAAAGAATAGACAGATGCCCACTCCACAAAAATGGCCAAACTTTTTCTTGCTCGGCAAATAGATTAGGCTGATCATAAACTTCTTCTTGATGATAGTCAATGATGTCTGTATGTGGCTCAAGATAAGATCCTTCTGGATGAATAAATAAATCTAAGGGTCTATCTTTATTTAACTTTAACCCATATAGTTCTTCTGCCTTATTTCTTAGCATATTTTCATATTTTTTAAATTTTTCTTGCAATACGGGATCAGTTGCATTAACAATAAAATGGTGCGTTTTATTTTTTTCAACTTCTGACATTATTTTTCCAAAATTTACAAATTCATCAATATCAGATTGTGGAATAAAATTTTTAATTATTTTTATTGTGTCTGGACCAGTGCCAATTATTTTACTGATGTTGTCTATTTTTTTTATTGGCACATTGACTGGCGTAATTTGACCATTTTTGTTCATATAGACATTGTATCATGACCATATGTTATAATAATTTTATGGCAAATTTTTTAATTCCACAAAATAGGCTAGAATGTGCAAAATTGTATAGCAGTCGTGATGAGTTTATAAAAACGTTGCCGAAAGGGCTAACATTTTTAGAGGCTGGAGTTTTGGCTGGAGATTTTTCTGCCAAGGTAATAGAGGCTTGTTCTCCGTCTAAATCTATCTTAGTTGACCCATATGAATCTCTTGATTGGAATGCTCCCGAATATCATGAAAGTAGGTGGCATGGTCCAGAGCAACATTTTAATTTTGTAAAACAAAGATTTTCTAATATAACAACAGTAGAACTTTTTCAAGGAAAATATGAAGATTTTGACTTAAACAATAAAGATACTTTTGATTTTTTATATATGGATTATGATACCTCCTATACCTCAATACAACATCAAATAGAGATATCAAAGTCTAAGTTAAATATAAATGGAATTTTAGGCTTTAATGATTACAATATTTATGAAAATGATACAGATACAGGAAAAAAACAGGGAATAGTTCACGCAATTAATGATTTTCTTTATAAAAATTCTGATTGGTACGTTTACGCTTTTGCTTTAAATGATAATCTTACATCAGACATTTATTTAAAAAAATTAACCTAAACCTTT